GGGAGGAAGGGCGGGCAGAAGTGATTGAAGTTGGGACTGTTAGGTCAGTGGCCACCGGAGCCATCCGCACTCGAGTTATCAATAAGCTGGCAAAATATAGAGAGTTAATAGAAAATGAGTTGGTGTCGAAGGTCAATGTGGTGATCGTCGGGTTGCGTCAAGCCCACACCGCTGCCGGTCCAATGGCCGCGAGAGAATCCGCCATCCTTATTCATGCATTTGATGTGGGTCTCCAGGTGATAGCAGAATTCGAGAGGATTCATGGGACTCTCAAAGAGCCAGAAATTGATGAAAACAGGCAAGAACTGTTGGATCTGCTCCAGAAGGTCGGATCTTCAGCTGGGTACCCAAGAGACTTTTCAGAGTCGGAGATAGGTGAGTTAGACGATAAGATGAGAATAGGCATGAAGTCATACGAGAAGGATGTGGAGAGCTGGGATTCCGCATTCAGGAGGTGGTCAGAGGGATCCACTGACAGGAGAACCATAACCCATCTCCCGATGATCAACCCAGAAGAAGGTGACACGATTGAGGTGCCGGAGCAATTCAATGAGGATGGTTACTCCAAGTTGATAAATTGCCTGTTTGGGATGGATCTGATCGAGACGGGGCTGGAGTATGAGGACTTGATGGAGGATAGCGAGTTGAGGTCAGGAGAGCCCAAAAGGCAGAAGGACAATCAGAGGGACACTAGACGGGTTGTCTTAAGCCATCTGGAGCGAGTGCACCTGGCTATGAGGGGGGTGATGAAGAAGGAACTTGCCCATGAGGTCGGTGCCATCAACCTTCATGAACTGGATGCCAAGGAGCCAATTAGTATCCACTCAGACACCACAGACGTGACAGATTATCTGAGGGAAGACCCTGTTTGGCTGCCCCGGCCGTGCTTCCCTATTGAGCAATTATCCCGAAACTGGATGGGAGATGAGTCTGGGGACTTGAGAGGGGCCTACCGGGATTCACTATGCTTGGAGGACATCCACAAGGCTTGGGTCCTGGAACTGATTTCTCGGGAAGTGGCTTATAACATGACTAGGAACCCAGATGATGGGGTAGGCAGGCAATTCATCTTCCGGAAGATCCCTGGCTACAAAGCTGTGATCATCATTCGGACAACCAGAATGGGTGGGTCAGATGATGCGCCCACCTTCTTTTTTGTAGTTTACAAGGGACCGCCGGTTCGTGGAAATATAACCGAACCAACGGTCGATTTGGGTGAGGGGTGGACTAGGACGTCCTTCATATCATTGAATAGGCGGAAGGTGGAGCACCTTCAAGGATTGGTACCTCAGTTGATGGGCCACCTTGGGTTGTTAATGGAACAGTTTACGAATCTGGATCCTGACACGGACAAGGGGGATGTCCTGTTGGTTTATCCAGCTTTCAGAACTCTGATGTTGATATTGTTGCAGGACAAGGATTCCACTAGCAGAAATTTACAGCAATTCCGGTATTACTACATGGAGCTGTTCTCGGGTATGTCCGGGTGCAAAGAACGATCACTGAAGATCCTTGGTAAATTGGACGAGGTCTTTAGGAATAGATTGATTGTGTACTTTGTGCAGAAGCTGAGAGCAATCCATGAAAGTCTGCCGGAGGATTTCCACAAGAGGGTCACCACCACGCCTAGCAAAGTCAAGGAGGCTGCTGAGGAGGCTGAAGAGGAGAGCAAGGGGTCAGCCGAAGAGTTCGCTGATGCTGAACACATCTTGATGATGGATCCGCTGGACACCCCTTTCGGCTTTATGATCAGGAATGCGGATGACATGTTGCTGAGTGCCTACTTGTGCATGCTCCACAACAAGAATGAGGGTAACTATGGTCATGGGGCCATCCAGATTCTTGAGAAATTGGCGGCAAAGCAGATTGAGAGATTATCAATCTCTAGCACCTCAGATGAGAGATTCCACTGCAAGAAGGGGAAGAACCTGGATCCGGACACCGTCGGGATGTTTCAGCACAGCGAGAGTGCTGTGGCACTCGGAGTTGATCTGGCAATGAAAAGGATTGCAGAGATCGCCCACCTGCCTAGAACTGAGATCCGAGAGAAAATGATGGTCGAGGCAATGGGGTTTCTATTAAGATCCAACATTGAAGAAATGGCTACAACGAAGAGCTCTAGCCTGCCATTCGACCCTGACCTCATCATTAGTAAAGATGGAGATGAAGTGAAGGGTCTCGGGCAGAGGAGGAAGTGCTTTGTTCAGGTCCTCGAGATGTTAGATGAACTGCCATCGCACAAGGTGGCCCTATGCATCGAAGAGATCGTGGACGGGATAATGGAGAAGGAAGATGGGAGGATTCTGGTGACGCTATTCAGGAAGAACCAGATTGGTGGGACCAGAGAGATATATGTATTGACCATGAGAGGAAGGATGCTCATCAGGGTGTATTCGGACATGTTCAGGAGTTTGTGTTCCATGCACCCGAGTGAAATATTGACTGATGATTCACTGAAAGACAAATTCGTCGCCGAGCACTATAGCAAAGTGAGATCCTTGGTTGCAGCAGAGGAGGTGGTTTCAACTGCAAAGGTTTCTGGAGACATGACCAAATGGTCTCAGGGGTTCTCTCTGCATGAATTCATGACCATGTCCAAATGCGCCTTGCCAAAAGAACTATGGGGGTTCTGCAATGTGGTGCTGAGCCTTCATAGAAGAAAAGCTATTCAGCTCCCACGGAAAACGGTTGAGATGTTCCTCCATCGACCTGAAGCCCCTCTCTCCTCAGATGCAGTCAACACCCTGAAAGAGCTGTTTTACGGAGAAGAGGAGATGGAGATCATGTCAGAAGGAACGGCCTCCATCAAGTGCAAAACTGACATGATGCAAGGGATATTACACTACCCTTCAAGCTTCTATCATATTTGCCATATGGAATATTTTGAGTTGATGGTCCATTCGTGGGCATCTAGGAAGGGGGTCAGAGCCTGTGTCTCATTCGAGGTGTCTTCAGATGATGAGGGGCTGCTGGTGAGCTTCATTGGGGAGCCATCAGCAGTTAGGGATGCTTCTTCAGCATTTAGAGGAGTTTATCCCAGGATGAAGCAGTCTGTTGACTGCCTGTTCGGCATTCGAACCAGCTTCGAAAAGACCACATTCACATTCGCAGAAGTCTTTGAATTTAATTCAAAGTTCTATATCGGCAACACCGTGGTCTCACCCCTTGTCAAGTTCGTAGCAAGAGTTTTTGATGATAATCCTCAAGAGAGTCTCAGCAGGAGGATTTCATCAATGTATTCAAGCCTGAGGCAGCTGAGGGAAAATGGTGCATCTGGCTACCTCTGCTGCTGGAGCTCGATCGGTCAAGCTCTATCATTTTATTCCAACCTGGGGATGGGGACCATGAGTTGGTGTGAACCCGGCCTGATTGCGAGGATCCAGACACCCGCAATAACCCCCTTGGGATATTATGCCATAATGGGTCCCATGCTGGCTGGGCTGGCCGACGGGGTTTATGTGAACTGGGTGGCAGCTAGAGATGACTTATCAGCTCAGAAGCTTCTATATCACTTGAGCAGTTATGCCCTCCCTCAAGACCTGGATGACCTCAACACGGCTATGTTTGGCGTGTTCCCGCGAGCTAAATACCTCAAAACCTTGAGAGATCTGGGGTTGGATGCACTGAGTCGCTCGGATTTCGTAACGGAGGACAACTTTGAAAGTTATTTGAGACAGTCACGGTCAAAGGAGGAATCATCCGATCATATAAAGCGGATGATTCTGGACCCGTCTGTTGGCGCGAGCATGTCCTGGCACACAAGGACAGAGGCTATGAGGATGACTCCTTACTTGCTATGGTCTGCAATGTTTTATGATAAGCGGGATGAACGCAGGAAACCCCTAGAGAAATTGAAACTCTCATTAATTGGCCGAGAGAGGACTGCAACCCGAGAGGTGCTATTCCCCATGTGGCGCCAGTTCTTAATGATTGACCTGATTAGATCAACCAAAGTCATCAAAGTGAAGCTTTCCAGGAGGAGGCGGCTCAGGTATCAGTGGGTATCGCCCTTCTATCTATATGGAGAACACCAGGCTCATATTAAGGACATATTGATGACAATTTGGTATGGGAGGGTCTCAAGGGAGCACACCCGAGGGAGGATAAATCAGATGTGGGAGGATATTAAGGCTGATCTACCATTCATGAGGGCAAGCGGTCCTGTTGAGTCATTGGGTCACAGCCCGTTTGAAACTTTGGACCAGTTAAGCGGGTACATTGAATCTTATGCACAGTCCAACAGGTCTGTGAGGTTGCTGGCTAGGGGTACCACTGACTCAGTTGGTCAATCACTGGATCGGCTCATGAGATACAACATCAGTCCCAAATTCCATTTCACCCGGAGTGGAGCTGGGGCTGCCAGGGAGGCTGAGGTCCTCATGGATAACATCATGGACATGCGATCAGCCCCGGTACTTGACCCAAGATTGACAGACATTTTTAGTCTGGCAGAAGATAGATTGAAGTCTTGGTATGAACTAATGCACCGATTGGACTCAGAAGATGAGCAGATCGCTTTGGATGAAATGAGGAGGGACATCCATGAGTTCATCAGAGATGAGCTGGGCCGGAGGAAGATCAAGGTGAAGGATTCACTGATTTCATCAACCGGGTCTCATAGACTAGATGATCTAAAGACACAGTTATTGTTTATGTGTGGATGGGCTGACGTCTCTGAATTGTGGCCCAAGATGAACAGTGTGTCCATCTGGAACAATCCTGAAAAGCTGGAGGGGGGGAGATACTCAGGAGACTATGAAGTGATCCGGAAGAGGGATGATCTGACCATTAAGATAACCAAATCCGGAACTGTAGTGAGAGGAAAGGCTAACAGACCTGAGAGATCAGTCAAAGAGGTGTTTAGGAAGGTGGTCTTCGATTCGATTGACTTCGATCAATTGAAGGTCCCGAATGGGAGGGTCACGAGACTGGCAAATATTAAGGGGACAAGGATGATGATAATTGAATGCGAAGACCGGGTGGTGAGATACATGAGCCTGCCAAATGCTCAAATGAGACTACTCCACCCAAAGAAGCAGCTGAGAGAATGGCCCATCTTCGTCGAGGCTTGGCTAACCAGATCAGCAATAAATCGGAATGAGCTTCAATCCATGGTGGACGTTGTGTCTGATAGGGGGTTGTGGGGGTCATTGTCCAGGTCAATCATCAGGACATGCAAGACACTCAACTCCAGCAAGGATTTAATTCAGATGCAAGAGAGGGTCGCAGCTGCTCCAAGGGTGGAAAGACCGATAGAAGAAGTCATCGCTGGATTGATGGATTTAGCGGATATGCTCGACACTGGGGAGCCTCCAGAGCTCGAATTTGATGATTATATGATGCATGGTTGGGGTGACGGCTATAAGCTGGAAGAGGCCGGGCTTGAAGCCTTCTCTCTTGAGCCTAGTTATACGGCGCTAGAGATCAATCGGTCTCTGAAAACTTTATCGGTTCAATTTGATCTGTTGTCGAAATTGCCGCAACAATACCTGGCTGGCCATATGGTGGAGGCGGTTCGGTTGTATGAGGAGACAGAAGCATGATAAGATCAGGGTTATTAAGTTACTACAAG